GGAGCGCGATAGTTATCAAGAATCTGTCGGGCCGATCCGAGGACCGGAATGCCGCCCCGCATCTGGTCGAGGACCGTCTGCGTCGTCAACCCGTCCGACACGTCGATATAACTGACGGACGTACTCATCTGGCCGCCCGTGTTGTTGAGTTTGCTCATCTGCACGGCAATCTGAGCGACGGCCGTAATCACTTCGGGCGGCAGCGTGCCTGCCGTATATCCGGCCGTATAGGTCGCCTTGATCTGGCCGGGTATCTGCCCCCATGACGCGGGAATGTAGTTCGCGGTCAGCCCTCGACCGTAGTACGCTGACGCGACGGGAAACGGATACCCGCGCGAGTACCAGTCAGTGCCCCGCGTGCTGAGTGCCAGAGTGAGAATGCCCTTGGCGTAGTCGCATAGGAAATCGGTGCCGAGCGTCAGAATCGTGCTTGCACCAAACGTGCCTGGCACTTGCCCGTATCCGCCGGACGTATCGCGGCGGACTTCCGTCAGCGTCGTCACGGGCCGACGCCTGAGATTGAGATAGACCGATTGCGAACCGTCGTAATACTCTACCGCCGAGGCGCTATCCATCGACCATCCGACGTATTGATCGGCCACACTGCACGCCTGCGGTAGCAAAGCGTTTTTCAACGTCCCACTGAAATCCGAAAACGTGCTAGACACGTTGGAGAGGTCCGTCGTGGTGATAATCGCAGACAGGCCCATGGCTCACCCCCGTACAACAAAAAAACCGGCCGGAATACCGGACCGGCTTGGCCAAACTGTTTCGCGCGTCCCTTAGTAGGACTTCTTGCCGCTGTGGAGCGTGATTGCGATACCGGCCGAGATCGTCCCGCCGCTCAGGTCAACTTCCGCCCGGACGTATTGCTTGGTTCGCTCGAACGCCGCGCTGACTTGCAACGTATTGTCGCTTGTGCCGGTGAAGGTCACGGCGGTCGAACCGGCAATCGCGGTAAAGGTCGTGTTGTCGCTCGATTCCGTGAAGGCAATCGAGCCGCTGGTGGCGTTGTTGATGGCCCCGAGCGACACGACGCCGCTGACAAGGCCCGACCCGGCTCCGAAATCGACTCCCGTGCCGTCTTGATCGGCGGTGTAAACGGCCGGGACGATAGTCACGCCGCTTACGCCATTGTTTTTCAGGTCGTCATAACGATTCTGTGGCATGGTTCCTCAGTGGGTTTGATTTTGTGCGTGTTCAACCAAAACACGGCCCCATGACCGGGGCCGTGCATCCGTCACGATTAGGAGGCGAGCAGGTCGTCGCAGAGCGTGAAGCTGTTCGGCGTTCGCGGACCGGCGTCGATGAACTGCAGCGACCGCAGGCGGACAACGCCATTCGCGAAGTCCGTTTGGCCGAACGGATTCATGGTCAGTTCCATGACGCCGTAGCGGGCAATCATCCAGTCGGGCATATGGCCGAGCAGGACATAGTTCAGGTTCGTGGCGCTGCTCTTTACCCGGTTCGCGCTACACTGACGGCTCACGATGACTTCGTAGCCGTTGAGGAACTTCTTGAATTCGTCGTTGCCCCGGCTCATCGTGTTGAACACGAACAGCCCGGCGCTATCGGAGGCCGTCACGGCATCTGACCGTCGGTTCGCAATCGCGGCGAACAGGTTCGGCCGCATGATGAACTTCAACTCTTTGTCGTTCACGGCGTCGGGCATCGTGCCCCACATTCCGAGAACGTCTTCCGGCTGGAACGTGTCGCCACTCCCGCCGACCGTCTTCGCAATATGAATGTTGATGTTCAAGTAAGTGTTGCTGTCGCCAACGTAGTTCAACAGGCCCTTGATCGAAGTTGTCGAGCCCGGATCTTCGAGCATGGCTTGATCGGCCCGGAGGGCGCCGACGGCAGCCATGTCGCGACGGGCCAACGCTTCGAGCGACGGATTGCTGAAGTTCATCCCTTCGACCGTCAAGCTGGTTATCACGGCCAATTTCTTGGCCCGCAGTTCCAGTTGGCCGGTTGTCAGTTCGCTCGGCGTGATGGTCTGACCTTCACCGACAAAGTAAGCGGTGGCGGGACCGGTCTGACGCGGAACGCTGACCGCGCCGTTCTGGCCGAACGTCATTTCAGTTGCACCGGCGCGGGCGAAAACTTCCCGGTTCCGTTGCAGTTCGATGACGTCGGAGAGCAGCGTCGGAGGCGGGATAAACGTGCCGCCCGAAGTCGCGGGGAACGTGCCGAGCGACTTCTTGCGGAGCCATTCGGCCTCGTCCGGGTCGGATTTCTCAACGCTGGCGTGCAACTTTTGGCCCAGTTCCTTGAGGAACGAGCGGCCGTTGCCGTCATCGCGGACATGTTCGCCGTGGTACATCGGGTTGGCCGACGCCACGACGAGCATGGAATTCCGCTTTTCCATGACGTTGCCGTAGAACGATTTCAGCCTGTTGCTGACCTCGACTTCTTCCTTGCATTCTTCCGAGCCGATGGCGCGGTCACAGAACGCGGCGGCGCGCAGGAACGAATAGCCCTGCGAATCCCTGCACACCGGGCCGGTCGTGACGTGCGGCTGGCCGGCGAGCAGCGACGGGTTGATTCCCTTGTAGTTCGGGTTGCCCTTCGCCTCATCCTTGGCCTTGTCGTTGAACGACTTGGCCCGGTAGGTCTCGGCGGACTCGGCTCGTTCATCACGAACCGCAGTCACCTTGTCCTTCAACTTGTCGATGCGGTCCTTGATGGACATTCCGCACTCCTTGAGAAAATGGGTCGGGTGTTGTTGCCCTTAGTTGGCGGGGTTTTCCGCCATGGTTTCGAGGGTCTCGGTCAACGCGCCGATGGCCTCTTCATGACCGGAGATGCGGTCGATGACTTCGCTGAGATGTTCGCCGAGGACTTCCTGCGCGATTTCCGCCACGATGGCGCGGAGATTTTCCGGCGTGATGGCCGACGGGTTTTCTTCTTCGACTTCCGTTTCGACTTCGCTCGCCTCTTCCATTTCGCCCGGCTCTTCAATCTCTTCCTCTTCCTCGATTTCCTTGCCCTTCATCTCGGACGGCTTGCAGGCGTCCATCAGTTGCTTTTCGAGCAGTTCCACGTCGCCTTCCGGGTACATTTCCTTCCAGCGGCCGTACATGGCCTTAAGCTTTTCCGCCACTTCATCGGCGGGCTTTTCCATCTCCTCAAACGGCTTGTGCGATTCTTTTTTCTTCACGACACTGGCTCCATAACGGACGATTCGGCCGCCTTCGGCGGATGGTGTTAGGTCGTTCTTGCCCGCTTCGGTTTGCGATTTGGCGCGCACCGCCAACGCTTCGGGATTGTCGGGGATGTTGACGAGACTGACTTCGAAGAGTTTTGCGCCGGTCAGGACATCGACCGGCTTGCCGTTGATGTACTTTTTGACGGGCTTATTCGCGGTGAACCCCGGCGAAAAACCGCGCTTGAATCCGAGCTTGTATTGCCGGTATTCGTTGCGCCCGGCTTCGGAACCCATGTCGAAATAGCAGCGGCCGAATAAACCGTTCGCGCGTTTCTCGATCGAATACTGCCCGTCGGGGTGCTCCCACTTGCCGACGATCTCGCCCCTCAGGTCGTGCTTGACGAGCGCGATCGGGTTGCGTTCGTGTTCGGACGTGTCCCACTCTTCAACGGGAACGTACTCGTTAGATCGGTCGATGACGGGGACGGAGATCCATCCCTCGACCCAATTTTCGCCGACGGTGATTTCGTCAACGGCTGCCATGGCCGTTGTTGCCCGATGCCGTTCGGGCGCGGGCAAAAATGGACTATGGGGATTTCAGGCCGCCTTTACGATGGCGTCATCGCGTTTGCCAAAGCGGTAGCGGGACGCGAGAAGGTTGACAAGAAAGTGGCTTCGCTTCTGGGCGGAACCCCGGCAAGTTGGCGGGCGTGGTCGGGCGATCCGTATCAGCAGATCATCGAATACCGCAACTGGATCTATACCGCGATCCGCTTCCGGGCGTTGCGCCGTCAAGTGCCGCCGATCGTCGCGCGGTATGTTGACGCGGGCGAGATTGAGGGCGAGCGGGCGGAGCGGCGGAAGGCGTTCGCGTTCGGCGGCGCGATGCCAAAAAAGCGGAATATCGTTTCGCGGCAAAAGGCAATCGGATCGGGTATCAGTCGGATCGGCCACGAATTGGAATACCTGCCCACGTCCTCGGCCCCGATGCGATTGCTGCACGACCCGAACGATCCTCAGATCGGAATCGACCTGTGGTATATGTGTTCGGTATTCGAGGACTTGACGGGCCGCGTGCATATCTGGAAAGTGCGGGACGGCGCGGGACGGGTTGTCGAACTGTGGTATCTGCCGACTCAATGGTGCGATCCTCGGCCGGGCGACGGCAAGTTGATTAACCAACTGCTCGTCACGATGCCTTCGGGCGGGTCGGTGATCCTTGACGCGGACGATGTGATTACAATCGGCGAGCCGTCGCCGTTCGGGTATCTAGCCTGGCAGTCGCCGTTGCAGGCACACGGGTTGACGGTCGACCTGAATAACGCTCTGTTCGTCAGTCGATTCAACGGGTTGATAAACGGCTCGCATGTCGGCAGCATGATTAAAGTTCCGTCGTCGATGGCGAATAATCCCGATTCGATGGCGCGCCTCGAACAATCGCTGTTGAGCCGGACGGTCGGGACGATCAACTACAATCGGCCGTTGATTGCGGAAGAGGGCGCGGAACTTATCAATCTGACTCCGCAGATGGAACTGGCGTTCAGCCAATCCGCGAACCAGATGCGCGACAATATCTTTGCCGCGTTTGACCTCGATGCGTCGGTCATGGGCTACGCGAATGAGGCTACTTATGCTGCGTCGGTTGTCACGCAAAAGAACGTGTTTAACAAGGTGGTCAAACCTTATTGGGAACGGCGTAACGCGACGCTGACCGAAAAACTGCTGAAAATGGAATTCGGCCTCGATTTGTGCGCGATCAACGAACACAAGACGGAAGAGACGCCGGACGAAAAGGAACGTCGGTTGCGGTTCATGAAGGAATCGGGCGCGATTTCGGTCAATGAAATCCGGGTTGAATACGAAAAGGAACCGTATGACGATCCCCGATATGACGAGCCGATTGCGTTGCCCGGCGCGGAACGAATGCCGCTAGGCGGGCTTGGCGATCTTGGCGGGTTTGATTTCGGTCAGGAATTGCCTGCTGGCGAAAACCAAATTGAGAGCCAGACCGCTGAAAATGTCGAGGCTCAATCCGAAGAAAGCGAACCTACTACGGTCGGTGAGGCGATTGGGTACACGAAAGGTTTTACGGGCACGATTGTCGATAAACTTGGTCGCAAGATTCGTTACGTCAACGGCGTTCGGGTCGCTGGCGAGCAAAAATTGCCCGAAGGCAAAAAGCCTGCCGGGCAAAATGCTACGCCATCGCAAAAAAAGCCGGCAGGGAAAGTTGAAAATAAAAAGCCCGCGGAATCAACTGCCGGCAAAATTGTTGAAGCCAAGCCGATGAGCGAAAAAGCTAAACGCGCGAAGGCGTCGTATGTCTTAATCGACAGAAAAATACAGCGATACGCCGAAGAATACAACGAGGCTCGATTGGCCAAAGTTTTGGTCGGCGTATCTTTCCCGAACGGGGAGCCTATCGACATTTCGATACCTAAAAACAAAAAGAATTACGCTCAATGGGAATCGACGATGAATGAATACAAAATTGCTTACGAGAATTGGAAAAAGAACGGGAAAAAAGGCAAGGCCCCCGTTCGCGGTGAAATGACCGGGCCGGCGGCGCATGGCATTGAATTGAAAACGAAGGTAGTTGGGAAAATTGACAAGCTGACGATGGACAGCTACGCTCAGGTCAGAAAAATCGTATGGGAAAAATCCGAAAACGCGGCATTCCATACTATTGTTTCTGACGACCGCAAAATGATTAGACCGGACGGGACGATTAACGAAAAAAACAAAAGGGTCTACTATTATCGGCGGGGCGTTGCAGGGTCGGCGTCGCTTTCCGGCATGTTGAAAGTTGAAAACGAAGCAGAACTTATTAAACTAATGCAAATGCCCGAAGCAAAACTGCCAGCGCCTGCGCAGAGAACTGACGGGCATTTGCGAGTCGGGACATGGGTGCCATTCAAGGATAAAATTGGCAAAGGATTTCGAAACACGGAAACCGGCAAAGTGTTCCGCGCCAAGAAATAAAAACTGACCAAAGGGTAAAGGGTTACTATGTCGATCTACTTTTCGATTGACGGCGGGACGCCTATATTTCTTGCCAGCAATACGGGCTGGGGCGATTTTTGCCGCTGGTCTGACTCTGATGGCGTTGGCGATCCCGTCAAGCACCTTTGTCAGCATGGATACTATGAACCGCTGTCGGAACTGTTGCCCGCTATTGTCAATTCGCCTTCGCCTGACGACGATACCGTTCTAGTAACGTTGTCTGATTTTGTTGATTTATTGACCGGCGAAGATGACGACGCAGTCATAACAATCAATGACGGCATGACGACTAGCCAAGACACGGACGCCGATCAGTAATGCCCATCGACCCCGCCCACGGCCGCGACATTCCGAGCGGGACATCATTTGCCCGCGTCGTCGGGCGTTTCCTTGCCCGCACACGTCAGCGATTCTACGACGCCGTACGCCAAGGCTATACGCCAAAAATCAGCCCGATGGACTCGCAGGAACTCGCGGCCGATCTTGTGCCGTTCTATATGCGGGAATTGGAACTTGGCGCGCGTTGGTCGATGGTTCAATTGAGCAGGCCGCGCAATTCGATGATCCGCCTGCCGCGCGGGGTCGCTTCGGCGGAAGGCTTGATCGTCCCGTCTCCGCGTGTTGTCGCAGCACTGACGCGACAACCGGGCGCGCCGCTTCCGATCATGGAACCGCCAACGCCACCGGCACGGGTGACAACGCCGATTCCTGGCGGTATGGGCGGGAAGTTTGGCGTTGACCTGTCGCGGGCGTTCACGTTGTTGCAGCCGACGGTCCGGCCCGCTGCCGAGGCAATGGCCACAAACTTCGTGGGCGAGTTGACCGCTACGACACAGCAGAAGGTCCGTGAGGCGATCCGCGACGGGTTGACGGCGGGCGAGCCGCTGTCGAAGATTCAGGCCCGGCTGATGGGGATCACGGAAGACGTGCCGACCGTGGCGGGGCGTGTCGAGAAGTTGAGCGTATTTGATCGGGACCGGGCGATTACGGTCGGCTTGACGGAATCGAGTAGGGCACGCCATCGGGGTCAGGCGACATACGCGCAGTCGCTCGGATCGTGGGGACTTGAATACTTGGCCTCGTCGGACGCGTGTGATCTCTGCCTATCGCTCAACGGCAAGCAAGTGCCGCACGGCGAACCGTTTCACGTTTGGCCGAAGGCACCGGCAGAGTATCGAAATGTTTGGTATCCGCCCCTTCACCCCTCGTGCCGTTGTACCGCGATTGACGTTTTCAAGTGATTTTCCCCGTTTTTCGCACGCGAAAAAATTTCCGGGAATTTTCCCTTTTTTCTTCCGGACTATTGACAGTCCCGAATATCTATGCTAAGATATTCTACATAACCGGACGCAATCGGCGGACGGAAAACACAAGGGGAAAGACAATGACCGGAATCGAAATCGTGTACGTCGTTTGCGACGCGAGCGGCGAATACCTCCGAGCCAACGGCACCCGGACACCAGCCAGCAGTGAAGCCTACGAATACGAATCTTATGACGACGCCGCAGAGGCCTGCGTCCGCGCGACGGACCGCGTCTATAAGCGCGAAATCTAACAACACACCCGCCTTGGCCCGCCGGGGCTTTTTTCAACATCACACAAGGGAAACGACAATGAGCAGCAAAGAACCCGTTTACACCGAATCGACCGGGTCATGGGTTGTATGGGGCAAGGTTAATCCTACGGGGTCATGGGAAGATGAAGTGATTCTGGTAACGAGCG